AGGTAACGCATGCCCGCAGCCTCGGTAGCCGTGGATGGAAGGCGAACATCGACTGGATAAGAAAGTACAAGGATGCCACGGCAGAACTGGTGTATACGAAGGGCAAACACAAATACCTGTTTCCATTGACGAAGGCGGTGGAAGATCGATGCCGCCCACATTCAAAACCATATCCGAAGAAAACAAATGCGGCAGTAGCTTAACCCGGTAGAGCATCCGGCCTTCCAGCCGGGGTGTGGCGTTCAAATCGACCCTGCCGCTCTAATTTCTTATCTTCAGGTACTAAACTCATAGACCTGATGGACAACGCAGAAAAAAGCAAAATCATGGCAGACACTGCTAAACATTTGGTGAGCATGATACAGAACCGCCTGAATAACCGCATTGAGGCGCTTAACACCCTGCAGGCATCGCCTATGGACAGCGTGCCCGACAACGTGAAAGAAATGCGGGAAATCGAAGCAGGCAAAGTGCGCGCGGTTATGCAAGAGCAAAAGGACCTGATCGAAATAATTAAAATGCTATTCCCGGATGCCAAGTAGATGCGATAAGGTGGAATATGAAAAGCGGGTAAGGATTGTGCAGGAATGGATTCTGGACGATTATCCTTACACCGATATGGTGACACAGATCGTTACGAAGTGGCAGATCGAAGAACGGCAGGCGAAGAAGTACATCCGCGAAGCCCGCAAACGCTGGTCTGAAAATGAGCAAACAGCGATTGAACAAAAACTGCGGTTGAAAATCGAATCGCTTAAAAAACTCAAACGGTCATTGAAGGATAAATACCAGGGCACGCCCATGGGAATAATGGCCATCCTGAAAGTAGAGCAGGAAATTTGCAAGCTGCAGAACTTATATCCCGCCAAACAGGTGGAACTGTCCGGCAAGAATGGCGCACCACTTTATGAACCGCAATCGCCCGCGCAGGTACTTTCATTTGAGCAACTATATTTCCTGAAGTATGAGAAGTGGCCCGAAGGTTTCACGGCTCCCAAAGATTGAAGCCACGGAAGTGGACAATCTGATCGATCAAGGGTTGGCGTATTACGACTTTTGGGAATTCTGCCTGTACTATGACGGCGATTTCTTCACGCGCCGGCCATTCCTTCGCAAAGTTGCTGACGCATTCCAGCAGGTTTATATCAACTACACGAAAGGCAAATCGATAAAGGTCGCTGTCAGCATGCCTCCTCGAGCTGGGAAAAGTTATATCGCATCGATCTTTTGCGCCTGGTGGCTGGGTAAGTTTCCCAGTCAATCAGTAATGCGTAACACCTGCACGGCTCGCCTGTATCAGAAATTCAGTTACGATGTGCGCAACATTGTGCGGTCGGATAAATTCAGGAAAGTATTTCCCGGTGTTTATATCCAGCCTGATAAGCAGAACCTGGACGGATGGAACCTAACCACCAGCAAGCAGGTAGGGTATTTCGGTGGCGGCGTGGATGGAACGATAATAGGCTTCGGCGCCAATCTCGCAGTGAGTGACGACCTCTATAAAGATATGACTGCTGCGCTATCGGAAACTGTACAGGAAGGCGTTGCAGTGTGGAAGCAGTCAGCACACAATTCACGAATGGAAAAGAATTGCCCCGAAATATTTATCGGTACTCGCTGGACCCTGAAGGATGAAATCGGTAAGGCTATACAAGGCGGCAAGATCGATATCGAAGTGAAGATATCTGCCATGGTTGTCGATGAAAGCGGGCAACTGAAATCATTCTGTGAGGACGTTAAATCCACGCATGAATACCTGACCATAAAAGAAGATACCGAGGAAAGTATTTGGGCTGCGGAATACGATCAAAACCCCATCGAACTGAAGGGCCTGTTGTTCCCGGCCAGCAGCCTGAAATATTTTACACCCTTCGATGGTGACCCGGAATATAAATTCGCTTCAGTGGATCCCGCCGATACCGGTGGCGATGATCTTTCCGCGCCTTTCGCCGATCTGTACGAGAATAAAATTTTCATTACCGATGTGATCTACAGCACGGATGGCACCGATATAACCATCCCTGAAATTGTTGAAAGGGTTGTTATGCGAAAGCTGAACGCCTGCGAGATCGAAGGCAACAGCGCCTGGATATTGTTCGGCAAAGAAGTGCGCAGTAAAATTCAGGAACGGTACGAGGACTGCGATGTGCGTATCGTCAAAGCAATGACGAACAAACACACGCGTATATTGGCGCAGTCAGCGTTCATCCGAAATCATTTTTATTTCCTGCCGGAAAGCCACTGGACGCCACCCTACCGTAGATTTATGAAAGTTTTAACCAGCTACATGAAGGACGGCAGCACGAAGCGGGACGATGCACCCGATAGCCTGGTCATGGTGGCCCAGCATTTCAAAAAGAATTTTTCACACCTTTGGTAAACGATGTTATGGTACCCGTTCAACTCATAACCTTGAATACCGGCAACAGAATCGCTATGACAGAGCAACAAATTATAGAGATCGAAAAACTGAAATGGGAACGCAGTTGCCACATGCGTTACATTGAGCGGCTTACCGCCACCATAAAAGGAAAGAAAAACCCCGACCGGGATTTCTATAAGAAAGCAGCAGGAAAAATTCTTATGGCAGCGTGGCGAATAAAGCAATTTGAGGTTCGGTTATTCTGCCTTATGAAAGCACCAGTTGCGAAATTTCCCATCGGCGGTATAATACCTGGTCGGCACGAAGTTGGTAATTACCATGTCCCCGACATCCATGTCGGAGACATACGGTAGGAATATTTTTAAGCCGATTTGCGGAATATTTTTCTGGCATTTTGGGAAACTTAGAACCCGGTGAAATTGAGTTGCACCCGTTTCATTATGAAGGCTGTATTGATTTCCCGCAACACCCTTAACGAGTATCTTTTCTTTTCTTCTTCGATCACTGAAGCCAGCAGGTTCAGTTCGTCCTTTGTCTCGCAAAGGTTTACCAGGGCAATAACCTCATCAAAATAGTAGGTAACCATTGTGCAAAAATAAAATTTCCCCGGCGATAACCGGGGAACAGGATGGGTGATCCTTATATAAAAACCGCTTTCCTTCGTTCCAATTTACCGCTATTTTACCAATGATAGGTACCCGGTACGGTCTAAATAAAAACCCCGACAGCGTACCGCCGGGGCTCATTCAGCATGGCACTAAGCCTTGAAAGCAGCTACCGCCAAAATTCAAGATTTATTTTATGTTATCAAAAAAGTCATAATTTTACTTTTGTGAACAACGCAGTGACCTTACTTCGTAGGTTGTTCCGGTACTTGAAGGACTTGAGGTGTAGCAATTGTGGCAGGCTGCTTTGCAGGTATGAAGGTGAAGCGGAAGGCCACTGCCAAAAGTGCGGGATTAAGACACGAGGTAAATAAAAATATTTAGCCCATAAATTCAGAGCGCCGGGCAAACTGTACAGAGCGCCAGTATCATTCAGAAAGATGGTACTGGCGCTTTTTTCTTTTATAATACCATGGGATTATTTGGAATCAACTGGACAGGAAAAAAAACCCCGCCGGTCTGTTACGAGAAAGACAAGGCAGGTAATCATATCTACCGGTTGACCGACCATGATATCGGAATTTTCAAATCTTGTTTTTCCGGCGGCTATTCCGAGGGCAATGCAATAAGGCTCTTTGAAACTATCCCGGAACTTTTCGCACCGATCGATGCCATAGCATCCCGCGTAACGAATGGGGTATTCCAGCTAAAGCGATTGAAGGACGACGAGATCGTGTACGACAATAAGGTTTGGAATAAGATCACCACGCAACCGAATTGGCGCCTTACATGGCATAGGCTCATTTACAATGCCGTTGTTTACAAATACACTGCCGGCAACCGATACTTCTACAAATACATTCCCAGTGCGCTCCCTGATACGATGGATAATATTTCCGCACTGTGGTTGCTTCCACCGCAAAATACCGAGCCGCATATAAAGCCTGACCGTCCAAAACTTTTTGCAGCTACAAGCGCCAACGACCTGGTGGATTTCTACAAGGTGACGATGGGCCCTGACAGCGACGAGATCAACGCCGAGCTGGTGTATCACGATGCTTTTATCGAACTCGGTTTCAATACATCGAACCCGCTTAAAGGCATTGGCCCGCTTCACGCACTTGAATTACCGCTAAGCAATTTGCTGGCTGTGTATCAGGCGCGCAATGTGATCTACATAAAACGCGGTGCGCTCGGTTTTATCGTCAGCAAAAAAGAAGATGAAAGCGGTTCGGTGGCATTGACGAAAGCAGAAAAGCAGGCCATCCGTGAAGAAATGAACGCCGATTACGGCCTGACTGGCAACCGTGATATCTACGGTATTACCGATGTGCCGGTCGATTTTGTTCGCGTGAATATGTCCATCGAAGAATTAAAACCATTCGAGGAAACGCTTGCAGATGCGCAGGCCATTTACGCGGTGCTGGGTGTGCCAAGATCATTCATGCCATCCACGCAGGGGCCAACCTTCAATAACGTGCTGACCGATGAGCGGAAGTTATACCAGGATGTTGTGATAAAGGACGGAAAGGAAATCGCGCAAATACTTACCACCCTGCTGGGTCTGGAAGAACAGGGGTTATATGCTGATGTTTCTTATGCACACATCGATGTGCTGCAGGAAAACAGGAAAGAAAAAGCGGACGTGGATAAAGTCGTTGCCGATACCAACATCATGCTGTACGAGAAAGGACAGATCACGAAGAACCAACTTATGGTTGCGCTGGGAATGGAAGCAGTACCGGAAGGTGATGTGTACGTGACGGATGGAAAGAACCCCGACCCCATGGCTGTTAAGCTGGGTGTCGGTGGCCTTACTGCCTTACAGGCCCTGCTGTTGTCAACACTCGACGCACCAACGAAAAAGAATATACTGGTTATCGTTTTCGGAATGACCGACAGCGATGCCGCAAAACTTACAACCGATGGTAATAGTACATCCCAAAATTAAGGCGCTCAAACAACGGGCGAAGCCGATCACCTATAGCACCATGGCCGTGCGCGAAGATGGTACCCTGGTCGATGCCAAAACCAGTGTGGAAGAAAGGACCGTGCGCGGTTACCTCATCGTGTGGGGCGTGGTTGATTCTTACGGCACCATGTTTATGAAAGGCTGCTGCGCGAAATCAATACGTGAGCGTGGCCCTGAAAGCGACAGCAAATACAAGATCGTGATGCTGTGGCAACACAGGATGGATGAACCCATTGGACAGTTCACCGTGTTGAAAGAAGACGATTACGGCCTGTATTTCGAGGCTGTGCTCGACGACCCCGACGAAGTGCCAACCGCAAAGCGTGCATTGGCGCAAATCAATTCAGGCACAGTCAACAACCTTTCAGTGGGTTTTGATTATGTGTGGGACAAAATGGAATACGACGAGAACCTGGATTGTATTCTGCTGAAGGAAATCGAACTGTATGAAGGTTCACCGGTGACACTGGGATCCATTGAAGAAACTTATTTCATTCGTTCGGCTGGTGATGCGGAAGCAGCACGCGAAGCATTGAACGAAGAAACCGAGGACTTCATTCGATCAATACCAAGATCGAAACAACTGGAATTACGACAGCTTATTTACCGCCATATATCACTTGCTGAAGCGAAGCCGGACGAATTGCAAAAGCGCCGCCCACTTCACAATAGCAAGCCGGTTGAGGCCGGAATCGATTATGAATATTTAAAAAACAATTTTAAGTTATGAAACAGAAATTCTTAACGTTTCCTGCAAAGCACACACGCTATGCCCCGAAGATGGTTACCAGGCGTATGCCGGGCGCTTTCCGCGGTGCTGCTTACAAATCAGATGGCGGTGAAGGTGAAGATGAAAAAACCAAACTGCTTTCTGAAATTCAGAACAAGGTTCGCACGGAACTGGAAACACGCGGTTACCAGTCCAAAGAAGATGTGCAGACCATCATTGACGAGCATTTCAAAGGCGTAGAGCTCGACGCCCTTCGCAAATACAAAGCGGAGAAAGAACAACTGCAAACAACTATCCAGACCATGGCTGAAAAGCTGGACAAGCTGGAAAAACGTGCAGTGCCTGGTAAGGAAAATCGCCAATCGATTGCCGACCAGTTCCGCGCAGCGATCGCGAAGAACAAAGAAAAGTGGGAGCAGTTCAAACGCCGCGACGTGTTGAACTTTGAATTTGAAGTACGCGCCCCCGCAACCATGACCATCGCGACCAACACAGGCGGCAGCACTTATATCCCCGTTCCTGACGTGGAGCTGACCGTTATCCAGCCGAACCGCCCGCGTCCTTTCTGGGCCTCGATATCGAACGTAGGAACAACAAACCGTCCTGCCATCGTGATCGTTCAGAAAGTGAACCCCGAAGGCGAAGCAGCTTTCATCGGCGAAGGCGAAGTGAAACCGTTGATCGATTTCAACCTTGCCACCACTCGCATCGATGCAAAGAAGGTTGCCGACAAAATCAAAGTCAGCACCGAAATGCTGGAAGATATCGACTTCATGGCTGCTGAAATCGAAAACGAATTGAAGTACCAGATCGATATCAAAACCGATACTGCACTGCTTACCGGTGACGGTACGGGCGATAACATTTCCGGCCTGGACACTTTCGCCGGCGGTTATGTACTCACTTCAATTGAGACTGACGATCCGAACAATGCCGACGCAATCCGCGCCGCCATCGCACAGGTTCGTTCGCTCAACTATATCGCCAACATTGTGGTGCTGAACCCCATCGATGCTGCGAATATGGAACTGGAAAAAGCTACCGACGGCCATTACATCATACCACCTTTCCGCAGTGCTGACGGCACAATGATCAGCGGCGTGCGTGCTATTGAAGATAATGCCATCCCTGTAGGCAGTTTGTTGGTTGGTGATATGACCCGTTTCCGTGTACGCATTTACAAAGCCTTCACCGTGTCTTACGGCTGGGTGAACGATGACTTTGAAAAGAACCTGGTAACCATTATTGGCGAACAACGCCTGATGAGCTGGGTTGCGTCGAACGAAACAGGCGCCTTCGTGTACGACACATTTGCGAACATTAAAGCAGCTATCGATTCAGCGCCTTAATGAATTCGGGACCATCGTTCCCGGCAAGTGATCGAACAATTTTTTTTCATTCTTAAAGCATACACAAAATGCCAAAAGTAGAACAAGGCGAGGTGATCAAACTAAAAGAAACGGTTACCGTTTACGCCACCGACAAACATAAGCATGCCGAAGCAGGTTCAAAATTAACCATGCACCCGAAGCTGGCTGAATACCTGACAAAAAAAGGCTGGGTATCCAGTGAGCCGAAGAAGGCAGCAAAAAAAGACTAACCAATGCCGTTAATTGATCGAACATATTTCATTGGTGAAATCAATATTCCCAACACCAACCAACCGGCGGTGCAGGAAAATATTGATTACCTGATAAAGAAGCGTGAGCCGGAATTGCTCACGCAGCTTTTTGGGTATGAAATGTATAAGGCCTTCACTACGGGACTGGCTGCGCCCACGCCTGAACAACGCTGGCTCGATCTACGGGACGGTGTGGATTACACCGATACCGATGGTCTGTCACGCCGTTGGATGGGACTGGTAACAAAAGAAGCTGCCGACCCAAAGCAAAGCCTTATCGCCAATTATGTGTATTACTGGTTCACCCGGAAAGAAGCCACGCAATCCAGCGGTGTTGGTGAAGTGGTAACGAAAACGGAAAACAGTAAACGCGTGTCACCGATCAGTAAACAGGTCCGCGCCTGGAATGAAATGGTGAATTGGATTTGGGAGCTGTACGACTATCTCGAAGCGAAAGAAGCTGATTACCCGGAATTGGAAGCGCGCAACAAATGCCAGTGGACAATTCTTAACCCCTTCAATATATGATACCGCAATACATACCGGACATATTTGCGGGGGTTGTTAACCAGGTAAGCATAGCGATGCAGGCAAGAACGGTGAACCCGTTTCCTGTTTATTTCGACTTCGGGCACTACAAGGAAGTTCTTCGACAAATGGAATGGAAAGATCAGAGTGTCACCATGAAGGAACAAAAGTTCCCCATGATATGGCTCGTGATGGACTTCGACGAATCGATGGGTGAAAACCCGGCGAACTATGCGAAGATCAGCACTATCAATTTCCTGCTGATGAATTCGACAAAACCGGAATGGACAATGGCAGAACGCAGGGACAACAATTACCTGCCTATCCTTTATCCAATGCTGGCCGAATTCATAAAGCAAATTTCATTGAGCGTTGAACTGGGCATGAGGCCCGAGGCCCAATTAAAATACACCAAGACAGACCGGCCGTACTGGGGACTTGAGTTAGGTGGGTCGAACGAGAAAAATTTCTTTAACGATTATCTCGACGCGATCCAGTTGCGAAATATGAACCTCAACATAGTAAACAAACTGTGTTAACATTTTAAATTTTTTCAAATGCCTATATTTTCATTATGCAGTAACGTCGGCGCCAACACGGGCCCGATCGCATGCGACAAACGCCGGGGCATTCCTGAAAACCTGTTGGTTGGCGGGAAAGCATTCACACCTGTGGAATATGCAAGCCAGGCGGCTTTCCAGGCTGCAATGATTGCAGCTATCAATTTGCCGAACGGGGATTCTGATAAGATATATCCTTTCCCCATCATTCAAAACGTAACAGATAATACGGAAGAAAACACCGTGGGCACCACTGGTAAGGGCTTCCGCATGATTCTGAAAGAAGGCAAACCCGCTTATGCCTTCGGCGTTTTGGTTGGCAGCACTTTGGAAAAGAACCTTCGCAAGTTCAATAACCAGATCGTGCCGGTGTTTGTACTGGACAACGCCCGCGATGTGGATGGCATGCTGGACGGCAGCAACAACTTTGTTGGCCAGCAGGCATTGATCTTTGTCGACGGTAAACCTTACAGCAACGGTAATGATGTAGATTCTGAATACACCAACGTTGAAGTGAGTTTCCTTTCTGCTACCGACTTCTTCGACAATTATGCCTTCATCAAAACCACCTTCACGTCCGCAGCACTCGAAGGACTGGTTGACGCTGGTTTGTATGAAGCTGCTGCACCTACTTCGAATGTGTACCAGATCGGTGCGAAGGCACTTACACCCGAGCTGGGCAGCATGTACAGCTTTTTCGACAAGTACCAGGACGAGCTCGCTGACGATGCGCTGTGGATTGCCGAAACCGGTACCGACTTCGGTACAACGCTCGCGATTACAGCAGTTGCAAAGAACGTCACGCTGAAAAGCTGGGCCGTTACTTTCGACAGCACTGCACACACTGCGCTGCCATCCGATGCTGAAATACGCGTCCGCTGGGTTGGCCCTGCTGACTTGCTGGCTGCCGGCGTTCGTGGTCTCGAATCAGTTCCGGTAATTGTCGTTAAACCGTAAGGCATGAAATACAACACAGGTAAAACGCTTATTTCATTCAGTGATAAATGGGCTTCCTCGAATACAGAGGAAGCCTTCATTGACCATCATAAGCACACAGGCTTATCCGACGATCAATTGCGTGAAGTGTACCAATTAATAACGGCGAAGAATGACAACGATAAAAGGGTTTCGGAACCGGCTGGTCAACCTAAACGTCGCGGAAGCCGCCGCCAAGGCAATGGAAGCGACGAGCGATCAGTTAGTTCTGATCAACAGGGAACAGATGCTGGAAGGCAAGAGGCGTGATGGTAAGGATATTTCACCATCGTATTTGGAAGACCCTTATTTCAAAACGCGCGAAGCTGCACAGCGGTATTCCGACTGGAAAGATGAGCTGACGCCCAACCCGAAAAGAAAGAAGGGCGTGCCCAACCTGTTTATCATTGGTACATATCACGAAAGTATCAGCGCACTGATAAGAGGCGAAGTAATTCAATTCAATTCCACGTTCGCTGATTCCGTCGATATCGAACGAAAATTTGGTGTAGAAATATACGGGCTGAATTCTGAAAAGCGTGTTGGTTTTATAGCAGAGTTTTTGCGGCCCGCGTTACTAAAGAATGTAAGGTTATCCCTTCGCTTATGAGTACCGGGTGTATCAACTGTCAGACAAAATCAAAGGACCAGCGTTTTCAATCGGCACTGGCTAAAGCAACAGAGTATGCAACAAAAGAAAAAATACCGGTTGCCATTTACGAAGAGCAGGGCGAATGGAAATTCTGCAACGCATTCTTCGCCTACGCCAAAGGATACCCAGTCTCACAAGTGGTATCAATCTATAGTGGATCTTCCGCTAAATAGATTTATTGACTGTGCCTGCAATAATAATCTTTCCGCTTTAATCATTTCCGGCTTTCCAGACCCCGAGCAACTGACCATCGCATGGGCTGAAATCAATGAACAGTACAGCGAGGCCATGGGTGACAGCACGCATAAGTTGTACGTGACCCTATTTAAAGAAGTAACGGCGCTCACCATCGACCTACGACAGATCGCTGCATTGATCGAATTGTTATACCAGGTCAAATACAAACCATTCGAGGATCGGCTAAACAGCCTGCTATTTACAAACTTCAGGTTTGAAGATAACAGGACGAAAGAACTGGAAACCTGCACACGCCTTTCCAAAAGCATTGCGGTTAAGATCGATTTGAAAACCGCCCGCCTGGTGGCAATGCAATCCGGTAACGTGGATAAGAAAAAGCCAACGCCGGAATATTTCTATTCGGTGCTGATCACCCTTTCAGATCATGCACAGTACCAGATCACGGACAGCGTCACGGTGTTTGAGTACTGCGAACGCGTGAAGCGGTTGGGTCAATATGTAGACAAACAAAAGCAAAAACAAAAAAGCAATGGCAGAGGATCGCATAGATAGTTACGTCGACCTATCGGCGGTCGGCAGAGAAACGCAGCTATTTGCTGAAATGCTTGCTGAAATCGAAGCCAAATTCGATAAGCTCAACGGCATTAAACTTTCATTGGATGGCCTGACCAAAACAAAGGACGTGGCCACCACCGCGAAGAAAGCTGCCACTGCTGTGGATGAACTCACGTTAAGCACCCAGGAATATAACAACATATTGAGTGCGACAGCCCGCGGCAATGCGAAGCTGGCCGCATCCGAAAGTGAGGCGGCAAAAGAACTGCAAAAAACAAGGCAGGCCCAACAGGAAAGGAACCGGGAACTGAAGAACCAGGTTACACTTGAAACGGCTGCTGAAGGATCAATAAATCAATTGCGCGCACAACTGCGCCAGCTCAATGCTACATACGATGCGTTGTCCGCAGCCGAACGAAACGCTGCAGGTGGCAAGGAATTGCTGGATAAAATAAACCAGATCGATGCAGCCGTGAAAGGCCTGGAATTCGGTAGTGGCCGTTTCCAGCGGAACGTCGGTAATTATCCCGGCGCTGCTAAGATCATCGTGGAAGCACTGGAAAAAGCGAAGCAGAAAACCGAAGCCTTCACCGTATCGCTGGGCGATATGCACCCGGCCACCATTGCAGCCCGTAAGGAATTCGATGGACTGCGCACCGTGACCGAGCATCCTGGTTTCATGAACCTTGCCGCCGGTGCCGGTGATGCCAGCAGGGAATTTAAAACCCTTACCAAGTCACTCATCGAAATGGAAAGGCAGGGCCTCGGTAATACCGAAGTTGCCATACAACTGCGCGGCCAGCTTGCCAGCCTGCAAGATCAAATGAGCGATACCAGGGCAGAGATCAAAGCACTGTCCAGCGATACCCGTTCATTCGATCTATTTGCCGGTGCGGTGAACTTTCTCGCTGATACTTTCCAGACTGCCGCCGGCGCGATCGGACTTGCTGCTGATAATGAAAAAGAAATTCAGGCTATCACAAAGAACCTGATCGCGATTACGGCCATATCCAACGGGATGAAGGGTATTGCCAACGAACTTACAACGCGCGGTACAGCGGCTAATAAAGCCTATGCGTTTATCCAGGGACAAGTTGCCATTGTCACCGATGCCAGCGCAAAGGCCACCAGCAGGCTGGGCGCTGCTTTCAAATTACTGGGTATCGGCCTGATCGTCGGGGCAATCGCTTTGCTGGTAACCAATTTCTCGAAACTGAAGTCGATGCTTTCCGGTTTGAGCAGGGAGCAGCAATTGAACAATGAGATCAACGAAAAGGCCCTCGACGGTTACATAAAAGAAAAAGTGCAGGTTGAGGCACTGGCCCGTGAGGTGCAGAAAGAAACAACATCGAAGGAGCGAAAGAAAGAAATCATTGCCGAGCTCAACGAACTTTCCCCCACCTACTTCGGAAACATTAAAACAGAAAAGGACCTTCAGGACAAACTAACCGATTCCGTTACCAAATATATAAAGGCCCTCGAGCTGAAGGCCCGGGCTGAAGTCGCTTACGAAAAATTGATCGAAGCAGAAAGGCCCATCGTACAGCGGCAAATCAAATTACAGCAGGACCTGGAGCAAGCCCGCACCGCAACATTTGATTCGGAAGAAAGGCGGCAACGCACACTGGCCGGGCTGCAGAAAACCATTACCGAAGGAACGGACAAACAATTGCTGGCCCTTCAGAAACAGGTGGCTCCTATCCGTAAGGTGGTGGAAGATATCAATGCTGAACTGGACGTGCTGGGCGGTGACCCGAAGGATGGCAAGCGGCAACAGGCGCTGGACGATCTTTTTGCTGCACAGCAGAACGCCATCCGCAATGCGGCCGAACTGGACAAGGATGCACAACAGCGGCGCCTGGCCCAAATAAAGAAAGATTTCGAGGACAGGAAAGTATCTGAATTCAAATTCTTGCAGGAAAGTAAGGAACGGTTAAAGCAGTCCCTGCAGGATGAGCTGACTATTATAAATTCCAACCTTGCTGAACAACTGAAGTCGGCAGGGGACAGCGAAGGCAAAAAGAAAATTGCGCAGGACAATGCACATAAAGAACGTGTACTGGCTGAACGCAATTACCATGACCAGGTATTGGCGCTGGAAGAAGAAGCGGCAAAGCGCCGGAAGAAAATTGTTTCTACCACCATTCAGGATATACTGGAATTGCAAAGCACTTCGCTGTCAAAGATGGCGCAGGACCTTAGCAAGATATCCGGCAATTCCATAGCTGACCGCCTCGGTGAATTCGTTACACAGTTTCGTGAGGCACGGCAGGCGATCACTGAAGAATTGAAAGCCCTTCGCAAAGAAGTGGGGCTGCTCGCACTTGACACCTTTGCAACACTGGTTTCCGGCTCATTCGATAATGCGAAGAATGAATTGCAGGAACAGATAAACCTGATCGAAGAAAAGAAGCAGAAAGAAATCGAAGCAGCCAATGCCACGATCACGAACGAGCAGGACAAAGCTGCTGCGATAACGGTCATAGAGGCCCGGGCACAGGCGCAACGTCAGGTATTGGAGCGTAGGCAAAAGCAACTGGATATTCAAAAAGCGAAGTTTGAGAAGGCCGCAGCCGTGATGCGTGTGGCTATCGATACATTCCAGAAAGTTGCAGCCATAAAAGCACAGGCGGCATTGCTGCTGGCTAACCCGGCAACTGCAATACTCGCACCGCTGGCATTAGCGCAAATACCACTCGTCATTGCGGGCGGCGCACTGGCTACTGCCGGAATTCTCGCCCAGCCTATTCCGAAATTCAAATATGGCCGGCAATTCGGTAAAGCAACATGGGGCATTACTGGTGATGGTGGCAAGCATGAGGTGATTACATCGCCGGATATGAAGCAGGCCACTGTAACACCGGCCACCGATACGCTCACTTTCCTGCCGCACAATTACAAAGTATTCCCGGATATAAACAGTTTCCTGGACGCAGCAAACCATATATGGATGAAACCGGTTGCCGGTGGTGATCGTGGAAGCAATGCCGATGTAATCAGCGAATACCGGAAAGGAACGAAGGCCATCGTCAGCACGATAAAGAATAAGAGGGAAGTGCATGTGAAGGGTTCGCATGGCGGTGTAATGATGCTGATAAAGCACGGGTACAACCATATTGAGTACGTGGATAAAAATGTTAATTTCTAATGCAGGGTAAGGACTTTCTATATTTTCTCGTCGATGAAGTGGGCCGTTCTTTATACGTGGAGAATGGCACCGTGCAGCGATCTGCCGTACCTAAACCACTGCCGGAAACGCCGGACGGCTGGACCGAAATCCAGATCGATAATATCCGCAATCAAAAGTATTTCGCATTAGATCGCAGTTTCACCGTTCCGCTCGACTTCGTTCGTGATGGTGCTTTCATACTGAAGGATGCCTATTATAAAACCGGCCTCGAAGCAAAGGTGTTTCTTGTGATCTCAAAGCAGCGCCTGGAATATGACGGCACCGAGTACGGGTATGTGTACGATGGATATTACCGCGGTGAAATAGATTTTTCCACCTTCAACGATTCGGGTTCAAAAGTTACCTGCAACATCATGGAAGGCGGCGCCGTGAAGTATGTGAAGGCGAACGAAAATGTAGTCTACGAATTCGATGTTGAAGTGCCCGAAGCAAAGATTGTGAAAATGGACGGCGTGGTGCTTCAGCAAAGTGCATCGTATGAAGTAATGAACGGGGCCCAGCCCAGTAACCAGGGTGCGCACGTTGTTGAATTGTTTTTAGTTGGTACCGAAGAAGTGAGCAGCATCGGTGCGAAGTCGACCACGCGCAAGAACGTTGCCAGCATAGCAGACATTTTCAATAGCGGCAGCAACTTTCTCACCACCAGCAGCACGCCCACTGAATTAAAACTTACATGGGATTTCGGTGTCACGCTTTCATTAAGCGGCGTTGGTGCAATATTCAATACCCGTTTCTTTTTCCAGTTGCGCCTGTATGATCAGGCGGGCAACCCGGTAAATGTAATCGGTGACCCGACCCCGCCACCGGTAGCATACAACCTCGTTAACTTTAATCCCGGGGATCCACTGCTGCTGTATACACACCACCGTTTTACAGGTACGCAAACTTTCAATATACCGCCGAACACGCTTTGCTTTCTTACCGGCCGTGTAAGCCAAAACGAGGACTTCACCACATTCATATACGATGATGTGTCGAACCCCTTCAAAGCTGAATACACATACCTGCACCCGACGAGCTACGTGCAGGCGTTGCCGCCTTCATACCTGTTTGGCAAACTGATCGAAAAAGTTACTGAAGGAAAATACACTGCGGCCAGTGATACGCTCGTGGCGAATGACGACATAGTGGTGACATGCGGCGATGCCATCCGTGGCCTGCCTGGTGCAAAAATCAAAACATCCCTTTCTGCTTTCTTTCAATCCTATAATGTGGAACTGATGCTGGGTATGGGTCAGGTGCTCGGCGTTATCAGGCTGGAAACAAAACCATATTGGATTGATTACAATAACTCGATCGCGCTGGGTGAAGTCAGCAAACTGGTGGTGAAGCCTGCGACCGATCTTGTCGTTAATTCAGTGAAGGTCGGATATCAGCCAAACGAATATGAGGACGTGAACGGCAGGCAGGAATTCAATAACACCATTCAGTACACGGTGCCGATCACGCGGGTAAATAAGGAACTGGACCTGGTCAGTACATACCGCGCCGATTGCTATGGCATAGAGCTGACCCGTATAAACTTGGATGGAAAGTCAACGACCGATGACAGTGCGGACAACGATGTTTTCATGGTGCATGTGAAGGATGAACCCATAATTGAAAACCTCGCATACGTTTATGAGCTGGACCGTGATCTGAACCCATTTGCAACAGGCCTGCTTCAGCCGGAAACGGTGTTTAATATATTCCTTTCGCCGCGCCGCTGCCTCGATAGGAATGGTGCCTATGTGCGGTCGTTGTTCTACAAAATGGATGGGTCGAAGCTGACATTTCAAACCACGGACAAAAACAGGGAACTGGCTACCACCACGCCGGTGGTTATTGAAAAAGCCGACGTGCCGATTGTGTCGCTGGCCGCTCCCCTATTCACTGCAAACATTCTCGAATTTGAATGCCCTGCACCTGTTAACCTGGTGGAAGCTCTTGCAGCTTCGCCCGTGCGTGCTTTCAGTTTAACATACCAGGGAATCACGTTCAAAGGAATTGCATTGAAGGCAGGCATCCGTCCCGCTGACTATGAAGCACAGACATATCAACTGCTTTCCGCACCCGACAATGATCTTGAATTATTAATCCCACTTACTGACTGATGGCAAACACACTATACATACCGAGGCTGAACCCGATAAGGTTTTATGATCAGTTGCAGGTTGTGCCTGCGCCGTATCTGTCTAAATATTTGGACGATTATCCTTTCCGGGAGCAAATACTACCATGGCAGGAACGCGTGAAGTATGCACAGAAATGGCAAAAATCAGACAGCATTCCCCTGCAGGTTGAAAGTGATTTTTCCCCACTTCAATTGGATATCATTAACGAATACGGGCAAGTGATCAATTCGCTGGTGGCCGACCAGATCATTCCAAATAAATACATACCCGGCACCTATGTGTATCAGTGGACGCTATCACTGGCCGCTTTCGCTGAAGGCTGTTACCAATTCAGGATAACAAACGGCAACCTGAATGAACTGAATATGCTATCAGAGCCGCAAGACGTGCGCGTGTCACATCCGAATACAAAGTATATCCAGTACAGCAACAGCCAATTCCTGGGCGATGTAGTGTTTGAAACAGGCATTGTATTCAACTTCCGCGTGGAATCATCTTTCGGTTTCCTGCAACCTGGTGTAAGGATGGAAGCATACGAAGATCAGAAACTGAATCCCACCGTGCTGTCGGCCCGGCCGTTCCGTGTTTGGCCGCTTGTCATTGGCGGTGCTGCCGGTGTGCCCGACTGGGTGATCGATCTTATCAACCTGATATGGTGCTGCAACGAAGTGGCGGTTGACGGAAAGTTGTTTGCCCGTGCCGGTGAATCGGAACTGCAATTCGACGATGAAGAAGATTACCCGCTGCGTGCTGTCACCATTGAATTGCAGGAAGGCTTAAACCGTTCGAGCAAAATTGTCAATCCTGAACTAAATACAAATCTCAAACTGGTGGTTATCGGGAATATCGATACTATGTTTTTCGGCGATATCAGCGCGAACAGCAGCAGTAACCTGGTTCCTGTTGAAACTGTCGGGTAAAATAAAATACTATGGGCGATATCAGATTATCAGTTGGGCAGGTCAATATTACCGATCACCTGCTTATCGTTTTCCGCGAAGTGCAAAACCCCACTGCCATCGTGCGGCAACTGGATATTTTTCCTGTGCCGGCATCATTCAATGTATTTGAAACTGGCTTCAATGATGTGGTGCATTATATCGATTTCCGAAACAGCCCGGATGGTATTGCACTCGGCACGCTGTTAAGCACGTTCGTGTATGATGTAAAAACACAGACACTGCTTTCGGAAATGCGGTACTATACCGTGGATGGTCCCGGTGATCACGACCCTGATAATGGAACGAATACAATTGTAGACCCCTATTTCATCGGCCGAACCGTTTACAAAGTGTACAAAGAAGGTTTCCGGCCACTCGTTCCTGAAACGGAATGGACGCATGCAGGCGATACGATTACATTACTGGCCGGTGGACCATTTCAAACTGATGAAGTGATACCGGTGGAGATCCACTTCGGTGTCGATGTTTCCGGCGGAAGCAGTGAATCGTTCCCTGACGATGTTGTGGAAATCACGGCCGACACCGCTATCGATACAACGCACTACGGCAAGCTGATGGAAGCGAACGGCATTTCTTCCATCCTGACAATTTCGTTCCCGGATTTCGCAACGATACCAGACAGAACGATGTTTGGTTTCACGACAGAGAAAGGCGCACAACGATATCTCGCCATTGAATTCGAGGCAGGTAATTATTGCCAGGTCGATGGCCAGCAGCGGCCCATCATTTGGATGGGAAAGTCGGAACAACTTTGGCTGTTTAAGAAAGGCAGCTACGTGCGCGTGGTGAGCTGGACCGGTGACAAGAACCGCCTCGGTGAAGTGGTGAAGGCTGACAAGGCACCGCGCAATGGTCTTGCTGAAGTAGGCGGCTGGATGGATATCCCGGAATATCCGCGCCTGTATAACTGGTATATAAACGATCTGCCGCCCGATCTGCTGGGCACCGGTACGTTTCCTTCAACGCCTGCCGCAGCCAGCAGGACGAAATTCTGTATCGATCTTATCAACAATAAATTTTGGATGCCTGACACCGGCGGTTACTTTGATCGCAATACCGACCCGGATGGCAATGTCGATACCGACCGGCCTGCAGGTGATCGGAAGTCAGGTACCAACCAGGGCGATGCAATCAACCCTGCAGGCATATCAATTGAAAATATGTCCCGCCGCGGTAACCCTGATGGTAACGGGGATAGGACGAACAGCCCGAATTATTTCATCGATAAGAGCCGGGACATACCGGCGAATTATACGCCCCTGCAATTGACCAGCTCGGTGGGCGCCACCGAGACCAGGGCGAAGAATGTCAACAGGAACGCGTACCGTATTATATAATCAATAAAGTAATTTATTTATCAAAATAGTAACTTCACAATATGAAACAGGCCATTATAAGGCCAAAACAGTTCCGGGCTTTCCGCAATAAATATGTGGCAGCCCTGATCACTGTAGCGGCCTTTTTCTTCAGCACTTCAGCCGTGGCCCAAACACGGGCACAGCTTCAGAAAAATAACGCCTACGGCTACAACTACATCAATGGTGCGTATCGTGGCTTATTCTACATTCCCCTGGACACATTATCCACTGCGGACAGCGGGGCGGTTGCTTATCTCAATGGAAGTTTTTATTATAAGAACCATGAAAAATGGCTTTCGATTACCGGTGATCCTTTCCTTACTGCCTCACGCATTGCCTTCGGTAACGGTAGCAACCGGATTACGGACGACCCCGATTTCGTTTACAGCCAGCTTTTCAACAGGCTGGACGTAGGTACGGGAAACTTCGCCGATTCAGTTATTGTTTCCGATTCGCTCATTGTTCACACCATGCGAATCGGTGAAACGGGCGATAGCGTGGTGGTGCGCGATGCTACCACGAAAGCATTGAAGATCGTCGGGCCATTCATCCCGAGTGGTCAGGATGGAAACGGGTTTGATTTCGGACTGTCCGGCAACAGCCTTACACTCACCACGTCATTGCTTCAGGGCTCGGTTCCCTTCATCGGCGCAGGTGGTGCGCTTTCGGAGGACAACACAAATTTCTTTTGGGACAATACAAATAAGCGTTTCGGAATCGGCCTCAATACACCAGGCGCTAAGTTAAATATTCAGACCCCTTCGCTGGGTGTTACGCAAACGAACACTTCGGGCCTTGCACTTACGAACCCCACCGCTGCTGCTGCGAGTGCGCAGCAAATTTCCCCCTCAATTCGATGGCTGGGAAATGGATGGAAAACAAACGCAACAGCAGCAAGCCAGCCCGTAGAGTTTCAGGCTTACGTTCTTCCGGTGCAGGGCACGGTTAACCCTACTGCTGAATGGCGCCTCGAAAGCTCAATCAACGGGGCCGCGTTTGGCACACCGTTTCGATATACCAGCGCCGGTAATATAACAATAACCGGTGGTCTCACGGCCGGCTCGGGCAGCCAGTACAGCACAAGCGCAATCCTACAGGGATTTTTAGGTGCTGCGTCTGCTTCAACAATTGGATGGACTTCGCGCAGCCAAATGGATGCACCGGGCAATGGCACTATAAGATTGAGCAATGCCACGCAAACCGATTTCACACGCCTTATGTTTGGTGGTACTACGAATTTATTTCCTTCACTACAGCGCAGCACAACGAAGCTCATTGCAATGCTGGCCGATGGTTCAGCACGAACAAATTTCGGCGTGCTGGACGAGGCATATAATGCAACCACATGGGATGGTAACGACGATGTGCCTACAAAAAATGCTATTCGTGATCAGTTTGAATCAACCGCAACGGCTGATGACTGGGAAAAAGATGGTTCAAATAACCTGCAGCCGAAAACATTTGCCGGTAACCAGGTACAGATAACCAACAAATCATTTTTTCTGAATGGTTCGACCGGTAACATTCCGACAACCACACCAGGCACAATGATGTATTGGTACCCGGCGAAGGGTGCATTTCGCGGCGGTGCATGGTTTTCTAATGAATGGACTGATGCGAATATCGGCACGTACTCATTTGTATTTGGTGAAGCCGTCCGTGCAAAGGGGTTCGGCGCCTTCGCCACTGGTTCAGGTAATTTTGCCGATGGGGGGGCATCATTCGTTGCAGGTTCCGGTAACGATGTACAAAACGATTACGGATTTGCAACAGGCAGCGGCAACACCATTGACAACACAACAGGAAACGGCGGCTATATAAATGGCGAATCCAGCCACATCACACATAACGGCCATTACGGTGTGATATTCGGAACTAACAATTCTGTCAGAGACACCCTGGGCGCTGCCTTCGGTGATTTTTTAATATCGAACCAAAAACATCAAACTGTATTTGGAAGGTACAACGACACTACCGAGACCGATAATATTTTCACCATTGCTTATGGTGATGCCGATGTCAATAGAAAGAATGTTTTTGGCGTAACCTACGATGGCAAAGTAAAATCTGCTCAACTTGAATTAACCGGAGATGCTACAGATTTATCTGGGTTAGGCGCTCCGAAGGTTAAATTCATTGACAAAGCATACGCCGGAGATACTGCGTATATAGAAAAGAGTTCCGATAGCTTAAAGATTGTTTCGAATTCTACTGTGGATATTAACGGTGTTTCTCACAGGTCGATTTATTCCACGTTTACTGGTGCTACAACTTATGCCCTTTTTGGAATTCAGTTACCAGACAACTCGGTCGGCTGGCTGGAAATCGAGGCTGAGGGCGTTGACGCTTCTGGCGGATATCATTTGCAGAATCAAAAATATTGGTTTCGCAAAGACAACACAAGCACTTTGACATTCGGGTTAGTTACTGAGCCTGTCACACCATTAGAGACTGTGAATTATGTCGACAAATCGGGAAGTTTCGCAGGTAATTCGATAGATGCTTCTGACGGTGGCGGGAACCTTGACGTAAATTTTTTCAAATCAAATAGTACACCGCAGAAATACCGGTTCTATTATCGATGGCATGTTGCGACATTTTAACCATTATAAAGTAAAACTATGCAAGTAAAATATTTTCCGAGTAAGAATAACGACTGGTCACAGATACCAGGTCAAACCGTCGCGGTGGCCGTGTTACTTCCAGATGCTTATCCCGGCACCACCGGCAAACAGTGGCCGTGGGAATTATTGGTACATGGAATTGGTGAACGAAGCGGTGGAATTCTTGCCAACCTGACTAACCTGGTGGAAGGTGTAGATTACAATGGTGATGGCATACCCGATGCATCGTTTATAAAATCATTTCACAAAGAAGTAATTGATAAATATGGCATCGTGCTCGTGGTGCCGACTTACGAAGGATTTTTCGATTCCAATAAAGTGAACTGGGTTTATGATTTTGTGCGCAGCAAATTTTCACTGGTGGAAAAAATGGCCTTCGGTGGTTTTTCTTACGGTGGCGGTGCTGCTGTTGCTTATGCTAAATCCAGTCTCGCCAATGTAAAACGCATGGCGGTTTGTTTTCCCTGCGCTCCAACGAATGCCGGCGGCGTTGCTACTTACGTAGGTCAGGCCAATTTGCCGATGCATCTTTTTGTAAATGACGAGGACGATAACGCGCCTACCAACATCGATGTAACCAAGGCCATCGTTACGGAATTCAATAAAATCAATCCCGGCATTAAAGTACAATACACCGCTTTCAGACAGAAATACCACGGCGGTTTCGATAAGGCCACCGATATCGTTGTGCCCACCGCGCCGGGCGGTCAAGGCGTGATCAATCTTTCAGAGAATGTACACGAATGGTATTTGGATGTATTGAAGAACGGCCCGCGCCCTATGAAAACTGCAACTTCAGTTCCCCCAACGCCTGCACCTGAACCAACCCCAGTGGATCCCATTGCTGAATTTAACCTGACCGAAGGAATGGTAATAACCACGCCAACATTCCAGGCTGATGGTTCAGCGTCGAAGAATGTTAAAACGGACTGGGAAGGCTACCTGTGGGGTGTGAAGCCAGTGCAAGGCGGCTCATGGAGCGCACGCCCGGAAGTCGGTGCATACGGCGGCCCGCTGAAGAAACTGATCGACCTGAAGGATGGCAAATATGAAATGTCCCTGCAGGTAATGAGCCCGGACAGAAAGACGAACACCAAAAAAGTAACGGTGACCGTGAAGCTGGGTGCGACCGTGAAAACACCGGTCAGCTTTGATTCAGCGACCGATGAGTTGACCTACTCGGACGGCTCAACTGAAAAAGCTACAGCAACTTTTGCTGATGGTAATTGGACAGTAAAAAATCAGGCAGGACAAACAATCAATCTGTAATGCAAGGCCATGGTACTAACAGAGCAGTTATTATTCGGATTCATTAGCTCGCTTATCGGATGGCTCGGTGGTTATATCTACTTCATCGAAAAGCGAAATCGGAAGGATAAAAAAGAAGCAGAGGAAAGGCGGGAACGTGAGCGAAGGGAACTGCTCGAAATGCACGCAAAGGAAAGAAAAGAATTACTGGACCTGCACAAACAGCAGTTTGATCAATTGAACGAGATCGCCGAAGAAACGAACAAGGTCGGAAGGGAGCATATCAATATATTATCCGGTTTGAAAACCTTGCTTGAAAACAATAGAAGAAATGTCCGTTAGCATCTTTATCAGCGAATTGTTATTCACCATCATTATCGCCATCGCGGTTATGGTGTTTTGGCAATTATGGATTGCGCAACCGCAAAATAGATTCGAGCTGATTTTAAAGCGGGTTCTACTGTGGTATTTCGGGATAGAGATATATATGCACATCCTTTTCGCCTGGTACTGGTGGAAGCAAGACTATTCAGGGGGTTCGTTCCAGCTGTATGTCTACACGCCAAAAGCAATAATGAAACTCGTGCTGCTCTACCTGATCATAAAGCATAACCGTAGACAAACCTAAATCATAACTATATGGAACAACTGTTTGAGTATTTACAAAAGCAATGGAATATCGACCTGATCATTGTCGCGCTGGTGTTTATGTCCGGCTTATTTCAGGAAAAGTATATACCCTTTGAATTGTCAAAGGACAAGCGATTGAGCAACGGCCTGAAAACACTGATACTGTCTGCAATCGTCGGCCTTATCTATGCTATCCTGGTATACTATGAAGAACGAGCAGCGATCAGGCGAAGCGACAAACCGGACATGGCTGCTGTGATCCCCTTGAAGAAATATTTCGTTAGCTATTTCGCTGCCACTTCAGTGTATGATATGGCAGTAAGGCCGATAAGAAACTGGATTAACAAAAAGCTGGGCAACAAAGAAGAACCAGCCCCGTAGCGTGTAGATATTTTAAATCGGGATTATGATTACAATACACGTCAAGCATTCCGGCAAATTTGAAACGGGTTTGCTGATGCAAATTTTAACTGGAATAAATATTCTTCAACAACAAAATCAAAAAATCATGGCAAAATTAAGTGCAATTGCAACGGAATTTCAGAACCTGAAAACCGCGATCGCTGAAGAACGCGCGCAGGCAACTGCGAAACTGAATGAGCTGGAAGGAAAGATTGACGAACTGACAGCAAACATTCAGGATGGCGGCACCACGGAAGAAAGGGACGCATTACTTCAGGATGTGAAGAACGCAGTCACTGAAGTAAAAGCAATCATTCCTGACCCCGCGCAGCAGCCTGAAGAACCACTGCCCGGCGAAGAAGGCGAAGGCGAAGAGGGCCCAGCCTGACAACAACGGAAGTACATTTTAAAACATCGAAGCAGTGCGGATCGCTAACCTGGTCCGTGCTGCTTTCTTGGTTTTGCCTGAATAAAAAATATAACATGAAACTGGTGGGTAAATACATCGATCGCATTCTGTGGATAGTACTGCTGTTGGTGGTACTGTTCGCATTCAAGCGATGCAACGATGAGAAAAATAAAGCTGAAGCCATTGCCAAAGCTGGTGCAGCCCTCGAACAGAAAGTAAAATCTGACAGTGCAAGCATTGCCCAGGAACGTGAACGATTTGAACAGGAAAAAAGGGACTGGGAAGGAAAGGACCAATTGTCCGCGCTGGAAATTCAGGAAGCAGATGGCAAAGTAAAACAGCAGCAGAAAACCATTGACCGGCTTACATCGATCATACGGAACCAACCCGGCAGCATCGATACTTCCAATGCTGTTTTGGTGAGCACGGATTATAAACAGGCCTGCGACAGCTTACCGGCAGAGGTCGATAAGTTAAATACTACGATCACGGAAAAAGATAATGCAATTGCACACCGTGATGAAGTGTATGCTACGCGGTTGAAAATCCGAGACGACCAGATCACCCGGGAAAAGAAGTACAGCGACAGCCTGCGAAATGATTTCAATACTCAAACCGCGTTGCTGAAATCTGCACTGAAGCAGGCTGAACCGCGTGGTAGTTTTCTTGCTGGGCTGGGCGTAATGGGAAATGAAAAGCAAATGATTGCCGGGGCCAGTGTCAAAGCTGCGTATCAAACAAAACGCGGGAAACAATACCAGGCCGCAGCTCACGCAGTAAAAAATCCAGTCAACGGGGCCACTTATCTGTATTACGAAGGATCGGTGCTTTTCAAAATATTCAAATAAAAAAACCCCGCTGCTGCGGGGCCACATGAAACGTGTGTGTATTTAATGCTAAGCCGATATAAAGTTAACCAATAACGGTACATCATTCACCAATTAATATTTATTTATGGCAAAGAAGCGAAACAGCGAATTAAGATTCGTATTACCGCTCGTAGGCGGTTGTCTTGCAGCAATTATCGGTTTCCATTGGGCATACTGGGATGAATTCGTAATGCTCACACGAGACGCATTTTTTCTCGTGGTCTACATCGTCCTGACGTTGGGCTTTCTTCTCGCTGCTTATTATGCGTTCAAGTTGCGCGATACAGCGAAGGACAATGCCACACGGTGGGTTACTGCGATAGTGGCCGCAATACTTTGTATTTGGGTCGGTGCCTGGTGCGGACAATACCGTGCAGACAAGAGCGACAATATCGAATACAAATATTCCAAATGATCACATGGGCCATTAACCACGCGGTGCTTGCAGGTTTCAACCTGATCAATTCCCGCATCGATGCGTACCGGATATTGAAGCATAAAAATATTGCGCATTGTATTAACCTTTCGGCGTATGCACTCGTGGTTGCTTTTCTTATATGGCGCCAACACCCAACCGGGTTATCCGAAATTTTGGATAGCATCAATTTCGGTTTAGCTGCTTTCTTCAACAGGCAGTTGTCGTTTGATATCCCGCTGAATTTGCGCCGTGGCCTTCCATGGGATTACCAGTCAACGGCGCCGAAGCCAAAGGCGGTGATGGACCGTATCGAGCGCGCGATCTTCGGCAACCTTCCGGGAAAATGGATTGCCGCTATCTACGCCGGTAGCTTCATTATTTGCACACTGATAAAACTGTTTTTCTTATGAGCGTCTTAACTGCGGAAGTAATCGCCAAAATTCCGAAACAGTATCGATGGTTGACAAAAGAACCAGGTCCGAAAATGCTGCTGGCTGCGCTCAATTATTTCGGCATTGCAGAGATCGTCGGCAAGCAACATAACCCGATTATATTAGGATGGGCGGACGAGCTGGGATATGAAGGAATTTTTCAAACCGACGAGACCCCATGGTGCGGGTTACTGATGGCGAAGGTTGCAAAGGATGCTGATAAGGAAATACCGGAAGCACCGTACAGGGCGAGAAACTGGGCGATGTTTGGCCGGGCCGTGGATAAACCAATGCTGGGCGATGTGCTCGTTTACCAGCGTCCAGGCGGGCATCATGTAGGGTTATACGTTGCTCACGATGTGCAGGGTTTTTACCATACCCTCGGCGGCAATCAGGGCAATAAGGTCGGCATCGTTCGCATGGACAAAGATCGCTGTGTTGCAATTCGCCGTCCCATCTTCAAGATCGGCCAGCCCCCGAACGTGCGGCCCATTCTCATGACTGCTGAAGGCCCCGTTTCAGTAAATGAGCGGTAGAAATGGGTACGGATTAATAAGGGTTTTCATGTAAATATGCAGTCCTAACCAGGCTTATGCAACCATTGCGGTACTTATTCCCGTATTACGTTGAACAGACCACGCAATCTGTTAGAGGATAAGCCGCGGTGTCCACAATGTACCGTGGCTTTTTTCATGCAAACGAATTGCCGGCCTTCCGAATGGTTTCATGATCGCGCTGGTCCCGCTTCACATCGTAAATATTTACCACCATGGCGTTCGTCGTATGATCGTTGTGCCGCGCGGCCGTAGTGTCACCAAAAAGTTCCACCATTTCGGTAGTATTCAAATGCTTCAACCGGTACAGGTTCGGGGCAATACCCAGTGATTTGATATGTCGCTTCCACCGCCTGGTCACCTGTTCGCTGCGTATCGGTTTGGCGCCGGGCTCGAGGCCGACACTGAAAACATAATCGTCGGCATTGCAGTTTTGCACAGCTTCAGCCCACCAAGGTAATGCCACATCCTTTATTGTTTTCCAGACCCATCTTTTCACCTTGCCTTTTTTCACCAGCACTTTAAAACGCTGGCCCTTCAGATCAACATTCTTTCCCTGCACCTTCAGCAGTTCAACGCGGCGCGCACCGGAATGAAAAAAGATATGAACGAACCGCCGGAACGTGTGCAGCTTCGGGTCGGATTTCAGTTTCTCGTCAACCTGCAGGCGTTGCTGATCAGTCAGCACTTTTGCTTTCTTTTTGTCCGGGTCTATGGGATCCGCTTTGCGCTTCGCAATTCCTTCGATGCAATTGTATTCCACGACTTCCCATTCGACGAGCTGGTTATATAGCATCTTCAGGTAGCTGCGGTAAAAATTGAAGTTACTGGCATTCCAGATTTTGGGTATCATGTTGCCATCCTTATCTACCACCAGGATATTGCCGCAGTTGTCCAGTATGGCACGAATATCTTTCCGCTTCACTTCACTGATCGGGTGGTTGTTGATGCCCAGCATGGTGGCCGACATTTCAAAATACTTCAGCACTGACCGCATGTTGGTGAGCGTGTCCGGGGAAATATCGATATAAGCCATTGCGCTGCGCAGTGCGGCCATTAGCGTCGAATCAGGCGTTGCCCGACCGCAGCCGATGTTTGTATCGGCAGGGATGAAATAAAGCCCTGTAATCGGATTGTAGCCCTGTACGTCCAGCAAATCGATCTCGCTATCGATCAGCGCCTGCGTTAAATTCTGTCGTTCTTCCAGCGTGTGGTAGGCGTTCATTCCTTTGATCGGAAATTGCTTTCCCCACAACTTCGTACCCTTGTAAGCAGGGTCATAAAATCGGTAGACAATGCGCCATGGTTTGCTGATGTTGGCCTTCTTCGTTTTCCAATTTGTTGGCGAAACGGTTAGCTCGCTGCGGCTGCAGCCATTCGGAAGTGATTTCATCTGATGACATTTTAAAGTGTGACCGGATTTGTTACCCGTAACTGAAAAATGCCACATAACAAGAGTTAAGAACAATCGGCTGAAACGCTGTACTGTCGCGGCTTTCAGCCTTCCGTGATCCCGCTGGGACTCGAACCCAGGACCCCAACATTAAAAGTGTGAGGCCCCGAAATGCCCATTGCGTTAATTCCTTGTTTATGGCCTTATTGCGTATTACGATTATTGTTATATGCCGCCATATTTTGCGGCGTGTTACCCTTTCTGTGACCTGCAAAATCATTTCTTTTTCGCCTTGTAATTTGCTTCCAATTCAGTGAGCGCCTGCCGGATGCGGGCCAGCGGCGTGTCGTTGGTTTCAGATCGAAACATATCGGTGCTGAACCCGTAGATATAATTCATGTTGCACCTGGTGAGCTTTGCCAGTTCGTAC